ATGTAATTTACCAGCCTTATACTCACGCATAACCTTAGAGATTTTCTTTTGTCCTGGCTTGGTAATTTGTTGAGAAATATTTGATCTAGAAATTGCCATTTATTTATCTTTTTGTGTTGCTTCTATTCCTGCATCTATCTCTTGACCCACATCGATGCGATTTCTTAACCCTAGACGGTTTTTTCCACTTGAAGATTCATGTTTTGCAATAATAGGATATATTTTATTCCAATCTTTTTTCTCCTCAGTAGATAATTTTTTATACTCAGGGTCTGCTTCTATTTTTGATCGTGTAGACCAATGGTTTAATTTGTATTTGTCAAATATTCCTTTTCCAAAAGCCTTGTTAATATTATCATTAGTCATGAGTAATTCTCTTCGTTCAATTACAGGCTTTTTCATAAAATCATTATAATCTACACCAATAGCTTTTAATTCTTTAATAATATTACGTATAGCTCGGTCTGTGTACTTTCCCTTTTCGTTCAGTTTTGTAAATGAAGTTGGATCGTCTTTATCTCTTACCCATTTATCATTAATTTGTAAAAGTCCTAAATCAAGGGAAGAAAGTGCGTCATACCAAGGCTTCCAATTACTATTGTAAGCCTTTTCATATTCATACAAATTTTTAACATCTCCAGCAGGAGGCTTTTCCATTATATAATCTTTTACAGTATCTAGATTTAAAGAATCGCCTTCACCGGCTTGTTCTATAGTTTGATTTTCTTTTACTAAATTAACCAATTCAGAAGGTAACATTTCTTCTAAAGTAGGTCTACGAGTAATATCTGAATCCATTTTTACTTCTTCTTTTTGTGGAAGATATGTTTCTTCCATTTCAGGTACATAAGGAATTTCTCTTGATCCTTGTTCTTTAAGAAGAACATCAACAAAGTTTTGTAACTCTGGGCTAAGTTGAACATCTCCACCTTCAGCAAATTGTGGAGTAAGGTCTACTTTTTCTTTTAATTCTTCTACGCTAGTTCCTGTTTCCTTCATAAGAAGTTTCATGACTTCAATAAGGAACTTATCATCACGATCTTTTGTTTTGTTAGTATCACCAGAACGTAGCTTGGCTAGTTTTTCAGCGGCTGAAATCTCTAGATCATCACGTTGAAGATCAAGCTTCTCTTCATCAATAGCAATCTTGGCAGCAGATTGTAGAGACGATAGTTTCAGTTTTTCTTTTTCTAGGTCTAGCTGTTGCCGTTGTAGTTCAAGAGTCATACGCTCTAGGTCTTCTACAGTACCCATCTCAGCCATACGTTGATTGTTTTGTAGAATTTCTTGAGCAGCACCTTGAGTGATTGCAGAAATAGCAGATTCATCACCAGAACCAGCTTGTTCAACACCGGCACGAAGCATACCAGCCATTTGTTCTTCATATTGCATAATCATATGGTCACGAATATTTGCTTGAAGAATTGGAACGACTTGTTGCATTAGTGGGTCTTGTCCAAGTGTAGGATCAGCAATAAAAGATTGTTTTACAATAATGTGAGATTGATGATCTTGACCTGGAAAAGCTTGAATAGGTTGTCCTTTCACAGCTTGTCGAATATCTGAAACTGGATCAAGAGGCTGTGGTTGAGGCATATCAGGATTAAGGAACCTATTTGGATCAGTGATATTTAAAGCCTCTAGAATTGTACGATTAACTTCCTTCATGTTGTACATACCAGCAGGAGATTGAGAAGCTAGTTGTAAAACAGTTTGTGCCATTGCAATACGATGGGCAGAAGAAGGAACGTTTGGATCAGATACAGGAATAATATCAATACGACCATCAAAGTCTGCTTTAAAGATTTGACCTGTAATCATAGGAATATCAAAAGGATATTCATTTGGCAGATAATCATAGTTAATACGAGCTAGAATTTGAAACTCGTTACGTTGGCTATGATGCAGACGTTTATGGATTGCACTAAAGAATTTAGTAGAAGCTTCTAGTAGAGCAAGTGTAGTACCTACTGGACCATAGTTAGTAGAATCAGCTACAACTTGTTCCGTTGTATCAGCAAACTTTTGACCAGTTGCAGATACAAAATTAAGCATTTGCATAAGAGTATTTGATGGCTCTTTGTAAGGCAGAGGAATAATAGCTTTGCTAAGATCAACACCAGTTGCTTCTACTTCTCTAAACTCGCCTGGAGCAATAGGATCGTTTGCACCTACAACTCGTACACCACGAGCTTTAAAACCACCAGGAAGATTTGCGAATTGACCCGCATCAACTAGGTTTCGCATTGCAGCCGTAGCTGTGGCTGTAAGGTTTCCAAGAAAATGGATGTAGCCTAGACCATAAAAACCAAAGCCAGGAACAAACTTATAATGAGTGAACCAGCAAAGTTTTTCTTTTCTTTCATCACTTTCTCTCCAGTTACGACGAATTGAAAGAACAGTACGAGAATCAAGATCAACAGTAACAATATAAGGAAGTGCTACTGTAATTTTATCTTCTTCTCCCTCATTCTCATTTTCTTCTTCAATCTCCAAATAACAATGATGTTCAAGAAGAGTATATTGTGGATCACTTGTATAATTTGGAGACATACCAAGAATAGTATCCATCTTCTTACGAAGACTTGTTGGAATTACTTCTGTAGGTTCTGGTAATTCTGAGTCAGTATAGTCTGGCAGACCATAGAATCCAGTAACAATATCACGCTTTAAATCATTTGGACTGCGATAGATAACATGAGTATATCGGTCTGCCTTACGTAGATCAGGAGCATTGTTTGAAACAACGAATTGATCAATAGTTACAAACTCAGAAACGGGACGTTCTAAAGAAGGATCATAGTAAATCTTTTTAAATGCAGAACCAAAAATTGGTAGATGGAACAACATACGTTCCAGTTCATCAAAATATTCAGGCATTTGGTCTGTTAGCTGATAATTCATAAAGTTCTGAACACGATTAGCTTGTTGCTCCTTTTCAGGAGTGGAAAGACCAACAACTTGAGCCTTTACTGGACCTTTTGATGGAAATAGTTCTTGAATAGCTTTTGATTGAAACTTAACGGAAGATTCAATAATAAGAGGATGAACGGCTGTGCAAGCACCTTCAAATGGTTCAGAAGCTTCTTCTAGTTTTAGACCAAGAAGATCAAAGCCACGTTCAAAAGTATCTTCCCAATCTGCACGGCTTTCACGATCTGCTTCATACTCGTCAATTACTTTGTTAGCAATTTCTTGAAGTTCATCTTTATCTAAAGAAAAGATTAGATTCTCATAATGATCATAAGTTAATTCTTCCATAAGCTCATGAAGATCACTCTCAACATTATCTTCTTCCATTTCAATTTCTAATTCAAAAGGCTCACTACCAGCCTCTACATTAAAATCAATAATGTTAGAGTTACTTCCTTGTTCTGCAAAAGGATTACGTTCAATAGCCATGATTTATTTCTTTCTAATCTTTTAAATTCTTTTTACCAGCATTTTTAGTTCTACTAAAAGACCTATTCTTACTTGCTGGTTTGACAGCTAAATTTTTACTTGTAGTTTTGCCGCCAACGTGATGAACATCATTTCCATCACCTTTTGAAACTTTACCTAAACGAAGCATCTTCCGTCTGGCGTTATTACGCCTAGCACGATCTTTTTTACTTTTAGATTGAGACTGATATTTACCCTCACCGTTCTTACTGTAGTCTCTTTTGTAATCAGGAGAAGATGGCATTAGCGGCATCTCCAACGTTTACGAGCTTGCCGTAGACGGCTATTAGGGTCTTTTGCTGCACTTGGAAACTTCTTCATTTGTCCTTCTGATCTGGCACAAAAACTCTTACGCCGTTTAGCACGTTTACCAGTTGGATTAGCTTCCGTAACGGCGGTTTGTAGTTTACTTCCTGGGTTTTGGCGACGATACTTTGCAACACCTTTAGCAGTTAATCCTGCACCTTCTTTAGTGGGACGTTTATCTCCACTACCAATGGTCATGCCTTTCATGCCCTTACCAGTTTGCTTACGTGCCATCTATTATTTTCCCTGTCCACGATACTTTTTGTAAGAACGTCTCTTACTTTTATTAAGATTACTTCTTTTAATCATAGAAGAATTATTTCCAATAGTAGTCTTTTTTCGTACTGGAATATGTTTAATCTTTAAACCAATTGTACCTTTAGGAGCTTTAGCCATTTTTTAAAACTACTTCTTTACTTTCTTTTTAGCTGCTGCGCTTAAATCTTTATAATGAAACACTTGTTTTGATGACTTGCTATGTGTAGCACCACTGTGAATTTGACCATTCATCTTATGTGTTTTACCGGAATACTTAGTCCCGTTTTTAAAATAATGCATTACATTAGCAGCCATTATTTTACCTTTCTATATTTTTTTACTTTTTTAGCAATACGTGATGGCTGTTTTACAAATTGCTTACCAGACTTTGTTCCTTCTCGCTTTGCTTTAGTTGTAGCAGCATATTCTGAAGGTGACAATGCTTTTATAGCAGAAGAAGGTAAATATCTTTCTCCAGTTTCACCAGAAGGTTTACCAGACTTGGTACGCCATTTCTGTTTAGTCCAAGCTTTTAAACTTTTTTGACTTTTTTTAAGAGCCATTTTTAACTCTCATTTTTAATATAAATTATTTCAAAGTCAGCAGAGACAAAGTTATTAGACCCTGAACTATATGCTCGTGCCTCAATATCAGTTTTTTCTGAAAAAGCTACTGGTACGTCAAAAATTAAAGCTATTTCACCACTTTGAATAGTTACCTTTGAAGAGGTTCTAAATACACCACCAAAGGGACGTTGAACAAAACGAGCGACAAGATACTGGTTTGCGTTTGGTGTGCCTGTGCCTAAATTACTTTTAAGAATATAACCAGTATATCCCGCTGGAACAGTCCAAAGAGCCATAAGTGTTTGGTTTTGACCTAATGTTATTTTAGCATAAATAGTAGCTGGGACACCCACAGTTACTGTGCCAGTACCTACATAAATATCACCAGCGGCTGTTCCACCACTTCCTGCTGTTGCAACATAAGCACGGTTTACGCGAATAAAAGTTGTTGTCGTTAAAACTTCAGTTTGTCCATTGAGAGAAACAGTTTCAGATGCTTCATTCCAATTTTGATCTAAACCAGAAACTACAACAGTTCTTGCACCAGTACCAGCAGATGTATCATTTGTACTGCTGCTGGATACCTTCATTTGAATTGCAGCAGCGGGATAAGCATAAATGCCACCAGCATCCCAAACCGTTTCTTCTGCACCATTAATGTCTGGATTAAATCCAAACTTAAAAATAGCTTTATGATACGGAATTTGATTACGAGCTACTTGAAGATTAAATGGCTCATGTGTTGCTAAACGAGTAATGCTATGAGGAAAATTTACCATAATTATTTATATCCACCGCCAGCTTTTTTATATTCACTGGCTAATAGTTGTGCTTTACGTGCTGACCATTGTCCAGGTTTTCCACCCTTTCCGCCAGCTTTGATACTTTCAAATAAACGCTTACGCATTCCTGGCTTTGTGTAGTTGCCAGCTTCGTTTACTTTACTCTTCTGTTGAGTCTTCTTTTGAGTTGTCTGTTTTCTTACAATCACAACTATCTCCACAGTTTACACAATTACAATCTGGTCCACATTCTTCACAATTACAATTTTTACAAGCCATATTATTAAATATTCTTCTTGCTATAGTTTGCTTTACCATAGCCACGCATGGCTTTACCACAACCACGAACAGAGCCACCCATAGCATACTTTTCCTCAAACTGATTAGCACCCTTTTGGGCATTACGATATTCTTGTAAGTTTTTTTGATAGTTATATGATTTAATTATTTTAGATACACCATCATCTTTTGTAAGACTATCAGTATATTTACGAGTTAGTTTTTCTTCATAAGGATCATTTGAACGTTCTGATGCTTCTTGTGAAGTACGTTTTCTATTTGTCATTATTTAAATCCTTTTATGTTAATCATTTTATTAAATATCTTTCTTGCTATAGTTTGCTCGACCATAGCCACGCATGGCTTTACCACAACCACGAACAGAACCACCCATATTATACTTTTTAATATGTCCACCTGATTTATTTACTGACATCATTTCTTTCATGAAATCAGGTTGTTTCTCATCAATTTCAAATAGACCAAGAAACTTCTCACCAGTCTTTTTAGGAGCTTTTACTTCTGAACGTTCTAATGCTTCTTGTGAAGGTGAAGAAGGACGACGACTAGGCATCTTTACATCTAAACGTTCTAATGCTTCTTGTGAAGGTGAAGAAGGACGACGACTAGGCATCTTTACATCTGAACGTTCTGATGCTTCTTGTGAAGGTGAAGAAGCACGACGAACAGACTTTAATTTATCAATAGGAATTGTCTTTGGTTCTCTGCTTTTTTCGTATTCTTCTAGTTCTTTTTCAAAAAGCTCATCTGCTTCTTTTTTTGCTTTTGCCTTTTTTATTTTTTTTCTTGACATTTCCATAAGTGACATTTTATTAAAATCTCCAATATCCAATTCGTTTCTGGTTTGAATTATTATTATTATTATCTT